ATAGGTCCCGAACGAGTATTTGTGAGGGTTGTCGTCCCATTCGGCAAACTCCGTATAGGCCGACTCCCCGGCCCCTTCCATGCCGCAGCCCGCCTCGCCGCCTATGAGGAGACTGGCTTGGAGCCGGAGGACTTCAAACAAACATTTAGTGAGGATACTATTTTGAAGTTGGCTGGGCAAGCCCTTGGCATAACGCCTGACCGCCTCCGCGAACTGGCCCAGACGGACAAAGACGGAAAAATAAAAGCGTACATCGTGGATAGCTTTTATTGCGATATCTGCCAGAAACGGCACGCCAGAACAAAAGAAATTGAGGTCTATTTAACCCGCAACGCTGCCGAGGCCGCACTACGGAGGGAGCAGGATGGCTGATATTCTGACGATCATAGCTGCTGTGGAGTGGATGGCGCTTGGCCTGCTTGTCCTGTGGAAGCTCAAGGGGTGGAATCGAAAGATGGAAGAGTTATACGAAGACATGAAGAAACAGTGGGAGGCGGAGGAATGAAGGAGTACATCGAGAAGGCGGATGCTATCAATCTGCTATGGCTTTTCGCAGACGAATCATGTGCCTCTGTTGTTTCGGACTTTGAGGGGCTCCCCGCCGCCGACGTTGCGGAGGTGCGGCACGCTTTCTGGTCAGATTATGGTTCTGGGGTATGCTGTACAAACTGTGGGGTTTCTTTATTCCATCAAGACGAAAATAACAACTGGGGCATTGAGCCAAGTAAATTTATGTTTTGCCCTTCGTGCGGCGCTCTCATGGACGAGGAGGCCGATCGTGAGACTAGTTGATGCGGATAATGCACGAGAGTGCTTTAGTGGTGATGGGGTGACTGGAGCCGTCATGCAGCGTATGTTTGATAGCCTGCCCACCATCGACGCCGTGCCTGTGGTCAGATGCCGGGAGTGCAAGTATCACAAACCAATTGATTATTGCACGAAGCACAAGCAAACAGGTTGGTTTGATGATGATTTTTGCAGCCGGGGCCAGAGCAAGGAGGCCGACCATGAGTAACCTGATATTTATGGATGCTGAGTGCCCCAACTGCGGCGGAAACTGTGGGAACGGAGGGCGTGGAGATACCGTCTATTGTCCATCCTGCGGCTGGAAGGGGAAAATCAAGGGCGCCGAAAATGACATGAAATTTATCGAGGAATATATTCGGTTTTGTATGGAACGGGATAGGAGGGCCGCCCATGAAGTTTCGGAACCCTGAGACAGGGGAAGTATTTGAAACTCATTGTGACACGTGTGGGGCAGGAAGCTCTGGTTGTAAGCTGGTTTGGAAAAATGTCTCATGCGGACGACTAAAAGAAAATCCCTACGAAGCCGCCCGCCTGATGGGGTTCGAGGTGGTGGAGGATGATACATTAACTTTGGGGAAAGCCATCGAAAAGTACCTGAAAATCAAGGAGGAGGACAACATGGACAAGCCGAGAATTTGCGAGGTGCTTGGGGTTGAACCAGAAGAAAAGTTTGAAATTAGAGGGAACACGTTAGGGCGATTTCGTATCAATAAATATGGGACATTCCAGATTGAAATATCAAATGACTGCTGGGGATTCTCCACTGTGGAATGTCTTAACAATCTCATAAATCATCCAGAAAACATCGCCCGCAAGCCACGCTGGACGGAGCAGGAGGTGGAGAGGGCGAAGGCTATCAAAGTGCTATATCCAGTTGTTAAAACATTGGCATACGTTGATATAGTGGGACAGACATTTTACATGTATGATGACGAAGACAACTATAAGGGCAGTCTTGATAACCTTGATGAAACGTTTCCTACGCTGAGGAGCATAAGGCGGGCCACATTGGACGAGATCATCGGAGGTGCCCAATGATTTCCTTGAAATGCCCTGATTGCGGGTTCTTTTTCAGCGTAGACTTTCCTGACGATATTTCCGAAGATGAACGGGTCGAACTGTATACCTGCCCTTGCGGAGCAATGATGGAGGAAGTTCCGTTCAGTATGGATTATATACCAACAATCGGAGGTGCCAAATGACAAGAGAAATACTTTTCAAGGCCCAACGGCTGGATAACGGCGAGTGGGTGGAGGGAAACATTGTGGATGTCCCGGAAGATGCCGACTTTATGCCCGGAGCGTACATTCTACCGCGGCTGGTATCGGCCAGGGCAGACCCGCCCACAAAAGGTATCATGCTCGGAGGTTTCTTTGAGGTTGACCCCTCCACGGTCTGCCAGTACACCAACATCGACATACGGCGAGAAGCGTGGCCGTCATCCGAAGTACACAAGATTTTTACCGGCGATATGCTGGGCGAATGGGGCGAGGACGAGGACGGAAACGAATGTGTCTGTATCCTCGGCGTTGTGACCTATTGGGAAGACGAAGGGCGCTATGTATTGGCAGACGAGAACGGGTTGTGTAACGACTGGACGCTGGAGGACAAGGCGAAGCCGGAGAATTGGCCCAATCTCATACACGGAGGCAACATCCACGACGGGGAGGGCGGCAATGATTAGACTGCTCCTTTTCCTGGGCATCATCCTGTCCATCGTCAAGGCAAATGGCTGGTTTGTGGTGCCGATGCCTGTCTTGGTTTTCTGCTGGGTAGGAAGCCTCGTTTGCTGGCTGATTTATTCCTATGCCCTTGGTGTGGGTGAAGGAGCTGCAAAAGAGATGAAAAAGAAAGTCCACGGCGGGGAGGGCGGACAGCATGAGTAAGTGGATTAGTGTCAAGGAGAGACTGCCGACAAGTTCAGCAAAATATATCGCGTGCGTCAGAGATAGAAACGATGCAAAATGGACGGTTTGTGCAGATTGGAGTTGCGAAATGAGATCGTGGTTTGGGGAATTTGGGGAAATCAAAAATAAAGTCACCCACTGGATGCCCCTCCCAGACCCGCCGAAGGAGGATATGGCATGAGGAGGAACGCATACGCGGCGAAGCTCATGGCTGCAAAGGGCGCTGTATCAGCACATCAAAAGAAAGAACTGGTACATAGATGCCTGACCACGGTATATCAAGCCTCGGCTGTGGCCTTGCACGAGGTGTACGGGTTCGGCCCGGACAGGATTGATAGATTCCGGGACGCTATGGAGGCCGTTATCCTGGAGTATGGAGACCTCCTTGACAGCGTAGATGCAGACTATGCCGACGAAAAACTGGAGCGAAGATACAAGGCCATTATGGGGAGGAATAGCCCTTGAACGAGTTCAAGGAGAGGATTGACGCTCCCCATGGCTAAAGCAAGGGGGCCCCGCCGCCCAAATCTCGATGATAGAAGGGATGGAACCATGCATAGAGCGGTTTTTTGTAAATCGTGTGGGAATATGATAGCCACCACGGATGGAAACGAAATCAAAATTCAGCACCGTGGAAGAACCATTCGGGTGCATGGCTCTGCTTCTATCACATGTGAAAATTGCAAGGAGGATACATACATTGACACGAAATGTGTACGCAGACTATGCGGCGACAACGCCACTATGCCTGCCTGCGAGACGGGCGATGCACGATGCGTTTGATATATATGGAAACCCGTCATCACTACATTATGCTGGTGCTGAGGCCCGAAAATTGGTAGAAAAGGCCAGATCCAAGGTCGCCAAGGCCATCAACGCTGAGCCGGACGAGATTTACTTCACCTCTGGGGCAACGGAGGCAAATATTTGGGTGCTTTCAGCATTTAGTACAGTAAAAAGCAATGTAGAGCACAGTTCGATGGAATATGGACGGCGCGGTGGAATTGTCGGACTCGAAAGTGACCATCTAGGAATTGTACCATCCAAACCTGTTATAGACCTGACATTCATTGATACCATGTCGATTCTTTGGGTCAACAACGAGGTCGGGACAGTACAAGACATGAAATCGCTTGCGTCATGGGCGACCAATTCCGCTGATAAGCTATTCCATACCGATGCCACCCAGGCCGTCGGGCATATCTCGGTTGATGTGAGAGAGACGGGTGTAGACCTACTCTCTATGTCAGCTCACAAGTTCGGTGGCCCGAAGGGCATAGGAGCCTTGTTCGTGCGCAGGGGTGTAGATATACTCCCTATGCTCCACGGGGGACACCAAGAGGCGGGAAAGCGGGCAGGGACAGAAAATGTAATTGGTATCGCTGGAATGGGTGCGGCAATTGAGTGGGCAACCAATAACCTGGACAAGAGTGTGCCCTATCTCACTAAACTACGTGACATTCTGATTGACGGCATCCTCTCTATTCTAGGTACGGAACTGACTGGACACCCCACACAGCGTTCTCCATCCATCGCTTCCTTTGTATTCAGGGGTATTGACGGACAAGCCTTGGTACTAGCTCTGGATGAACGGGGCGTATGCGCTTCTTCCGGCTCGGCCTGTTCGGAGGGTCAGGTTGGTGTCTCTCATGTGTTGAAGGCGATGGGGTACACCGAGGAAACCGGACGTGGTTCTCTACGGCTGTCCATTGGATGGGATACCACCGAGGCAGACGTGCGGTACGTCATCCGAGCGGTCAAGGAAAGCGTGGAGGAACTGAGAAAGTAAGGGATTGCAGGGAGGTTATTATATTGAAAATTATTGATAATGCAGATAAGCAGAAAATTTATGAGTCTTTGGCGCGAGAACTTCGATTTATTCGGGAAATGGTTATGAAAATATACTGTGACAAGGACTATCTAAGTTTACTTGGGAAAACCAGAATGAGCGGGCTCTCACGAGCAGAAAACCAAATTTACCGCTGTATCCTGGAGGCAGAAGAGTACTGGGTTAGAGATATGAAATCAGCTGGGACCAGGATTTTTCATGCAGGGTTTCACGATGATATTATCGACAACAAAGTGAAAGAGTCCCGAGAGGGGTTAAAAAACGGATGAAAAAGAACCTACGCCGCCTCTCCATTCTCGTCTCCGCTCAAACCGCTTGGAACCTAAACAAGCTGGCCGAGATATGTGGCTACGGGAACAACGTGGGGAAGGTCGTGGACAAGCTGGTGAGGGAGAAGATGATAGCATTGAAGGGGGATAGGTGTGGTAGCAACCGAGACAATTCTTGATGCTATCCACCTGGAGCGTGCCGACAAGGGCCGAACTACGGCATGTTCGTCGTTCCGGTGGAATGGGAGGGGGGCTGATGGCGAGGCGCAACCGTAACGCATACGCCGCAAAGTGGTCGAAAGAAATGAGAAAAGGTGAGGCGTAATGAGCAGTAATTCAGGAAAGAATAGGTACGTCAGATCAAAGGGCGGCTGGGGCCCGCGGGGAGAATACTTTGATTGGTGCAGGCTTCGGGAAGATGGAACCATGGAATTTGGAAGCGAAGATGGAAACTATGCTGGAGGTACAACATTGAGCGCAGACTTCTATCCTAGTTGCCCAAGTGGCCTATACCCTTCAGACTCAGGAGATAGGGGATATTGGCACCATGCTAAAAAAGTATTGGAATCTATTCAAAAAGCAAAACCAGATTTCTTTGAGAGAATTATGGAAATGCTAAAGGAAAACGGAGTGCAAATCCCAGAATAACAAAAACGCCCCCGCTTGGCCGTGATGGTCAGGCGGGGGGTTCGTCTTTCTTACGAGATTGAAGCGCGTCCCACTCCTTCTGGCGTTCTAGGATATTTGCCGCTGTCCCCCTACCATATAGATACGGATTCAAAAAGTACCTCCCGCGTCCCATGCGGATCAAGTACCCGTTCTCCATCAGATATTTCAACCCGCGTTTCATTGATGCCTCACCGAGGCCGTATGTTTCTCCTATGGAACTCAACGCATCGGATCCAAGAGAGATATAGGGGTCGCTATTGGCATAGGGGAGGCGGGCTGCCAAGGCACTCAAAAGAGTCCTTGTTGAGTGTGGTATTTGCTGCCGGAGCAACGGATTCTGCGCGAACTCTTTCACATATCGCGCACCAGGCTTTACGCTATACATTAGTTTCTTCACCTGGTTCGTCACTTCTCCGGTCTGCTGATCCACGATAATATACTCTTTTTGAACCTTGACTGTTTCTTTTAGTGCCCTGTCGCTCAATAGCCCCTCACCTCCTATATGCATATATACATTCTGTTATTACCAATAGAAAAGTATCAAAATGATACCTATTAAGTATCAAATTGATACTAATAAGGTATCAAAATGATACTTAATTCAAATGGACTGTAATCATTGTGCCACAATGGATTGAACCCGATTTTTGGGCAGCCGCC